TGTTTTTATCCATTTCGGCAGAGGTGTATTTCACCCGGTCCAAGACGTTTGAGTTGTTCTTAGTAGAAATATAAGCGTCGCGAGACATTGCGATAAAGTTTGGCATGTATCCGCTGTTATAAAGAACAGTCGATGAGCCGGTATCAAAGAACACTATCGGGTTAGCGGTAGTGGTCGCGTTCCACTGCTGAGCGGTCGACAGGGAAACGTTTAGCGACCAATTGGCCTTCACCATTAGATCGGCTACCGATTTCTCCAAGCGCTTTAAAATAACGTCGGTCAATTTCTCAACCGTGTCAGATTTAAGGTCGAAGATATCGTAGTTCGAAGCGTCGCGGTCAGAAACATAGTCCTTAAGACCATGGAATTCTAGGACCATCGCACCTGTGGTGACGTCAAAAGAGTACTCAAGCGCCTTACCTTTGTTCGCACGCTTGGTCTCCGGTAAACGGAAATCACGAGTGTAAATTCGGAAAAGGTCGGATTCTTTTTTAACTGGCACTACGGGGAAAACTTTTTGCGCAATATATTCTTGGTTATAATATTTTACCGCAACGTTACTCAGTAGAGTGTCTGTGTGAATTGTATTAATTAAGGGCATATCGTAAATCCTCCATTATTAAATTAAGTGATAATTTTCCAAAAAGGACTAATCAAAACTTGCGCGAGTGTTCCTGTCGCAGCAACGGTCGGACCGACCAAAGTACCAATGGAGTAACCACCGGCAGTGACATCGCTATAAGGAACGCCGCGTCCTGAAGAGTCGTGACCAACCAACCTACCAGACACGCATGTGTCGTTGAAGTAAAGATACGCGATTCCTTCCGTTTGAACGGGAATGGCGCCGGTAGTGTCTTTAACTGTGTCGACTGTGATTCCTATAGGACATGCCGCTAAGGTAGGAAGAACGACTGTGTTAGCGGTACCCGATTCGCAAGCGACAACTCGATATGCCGAGAGTGTGGTTAAAACTTTAAAACTTTCAATATTTCGTGACATCTCTTATTTCTCCTTTACTGCTTTAAGGGCCTGGCGGAACGTACATTTATTTTCTTCCATGTACTTATTCGCCAAAGCGACCAGTTTATCGTCTTCGTCCTTATTGTCTCCCTTAACCTGAAAGTCTTTTGAATTCTCTTTTAAATTAACATCAGACGCAGAATGGAGTTTTAAGAGCTCTTTAAACATTTCTTCTTTAGTGGAATACTTCTTCTCGCCTACTGACAGCTCTGTTTTCCCAGAAATAAGAGCGGTCAATATAGGGCTCATAGCAGGAGTGGAGAGTTTTTCTGCCTCAAGCTCAGTTACAAACTTTTCAATCTTAGCGATGCGCTCGTTCTCAATTGCAACGGCACGATCTTTTTCAGCTTGAAGCTTGAATTCTTTTAGTTCAGCGATTTGTTTTTCGAAGTCAGCTTTTTCTGCCTGAAGCGCAGCAGCTTGGTCTTCTGTTTCTTTGAGTTTCTCGGCCTGTAACTTTAAATCATAAGCCAACTTAATCTCGTTTTCGTTCACCTCAACCTCCTTGTCGAATGAGTATGACTTTATTTCTATGTTTTGGTTTTTACTATAACTCTTCACCGTTTCGAAAGAAACTAGACCATACATATTCAAAATATCGTCTAGGTTCATGACCGCCGGGGTGTCCGCTCCGAGAAGGGCAACCGCTGAAAGCATCCGTTTATACAGTGTGCCATTGATATCAATGTTCCAATATATCTCGCTGGATACGTTTCTATATGCTTTGTTTTTAATTAAATCATATATCTTTTTAGGAATGTCGACGAAGTTTGCAAAAAGCATATCCCCGACACGATAGATTCTATCTATCCAGCCAGCTGCTGGGAGACCGTCTCTTTGCAGAAGCTCTTGGTTTTCGTCATGACCTAGCTTTAGGTATGGGCGAACTTTTGTTTTATTCGCCTCAAAGGCATTAACCATTTCGTCAAGGTCGTCTGTCGTATACTTATCCCCGTTCCAGGTTCCTGCGGAAAATATTTGAACATCGTTTATAGATTGCATGATTGACATTTAGCCTCCTTTGAAAAAATACGATTTAGCCAGTTCACCTAGGAAAAAAATAACAGCGAGTGCGCCGGATATTTTCCACTTGAAGTTATTTAATGAGTCCAGCTTATTGTTCATCTTTTGGAGCTCGCGCTGAATTTCTTTAAGCTTCTCGTCTGTGTGATTCATGTAATATTCTAAAACTTCTTTCATTTGCCCCTCACTTTACTGAAAACCCATCGCCGATATTATCCCGGATGTAAGCGTTGATGTCTTGTTTGATATCATTGCCGTTCTCGTCGGTGGTTTCCACTGTTCTGTCCGGGGTGAAGTCTTCGTACTTAGTAATCGGGACTAAAGTGGAGCGACAGTAGAAGTGTAGCGGGGGCACAGGTTCGCTGCCATCTGAAAAAATCTTCCCGTCCAGGTCCGCGCAAATATCAGATGTTCTATCGTCTAAAATTGCCGAGTACTGATAAGCGGCGACGACTCCGGAGTCCTTAAAATATTCAAGCCGTCCTTTGTTGTAGATCTCCGTGTGCTTTGTGCGGGCGAACCTTTCGATTCGCGTCTTGTTTGACTCGCCAGTAATGGTCTGAAGTATCTCTTCAGTTACGTCGGACAAAGGTCTGCCGTCTTTAATTGCTGCGATCAGCGTCTGTCTAACCCTTTTTGAAATATCGTATTGCCAGTCACCAACAAAAGAGAACGTTTCTTTTTCCAGCATCTCCAGAAATTTATCCGAGGCTAAGGGCTTGGCCATATCTTTTTTATTCACCTCAGTGCGGGCCTCAGACTTCCCGCGAAGGAAGACTTCACGAAAGGTTTTCTTTAGGGCTAACTTTAAGTCCTTAAGGTGGTTGATCTTAATACCGTCGACCATATCTATTTTTTGCTTATCTAATATTTTCTTCCTCTCGATTTGATCAATCACATCGTAGGCTATCTTTTCAAAGATTGGCTTCGTATCGGTCATCACGTTTAGATCGGCGCTATCTAGGGCAAATTTAATCTCTGCGAAGTTGACCTTTTTCTCGTAGCTAGTCCGAGGCTCTAGGCTGAATTCTTTTTTTTTAACCGGCTCGTCTTTTTTTGCGCTACTATCTTTTTCTGGAGGCTCAGCTTGTTCTACATTATCTTGCTCTTCTTGTGGCTTACCTGTATTTGGATTATCGCCAATAGCTAGATCCTCTTCGGTAACCGTGTTGTGAGGAAACTTAATGCTCTTTTTAAAGTGTTGAATTTCTTGTTCACTAACGGGAATCGCGCCAGACCGTGAAGCCTCAAGCCATAGTTTGGAGAACGAAAGTTGATCGTCTTCCTGAACCGGACGAAACTGAAACTTTGGATAGACATCCACGAACCCATGATTGTACTGGACTATCGGCTGGATAATCTCGCGATTGATAACTCGTTCAAGTAGCGCGCGCCGGCGTGAGATGTGCTTTAAGAATAAATCCAATTGTTCTTTACCTAGGGCCTGCGATCCTCCGGAGGTTTCTGATCCTTGAAGTCCGACAAGATCGGGGACGAATAATGATCTTCCGATAAACATATTGAATAAGTTAATAGCTTTGACGTAAGCGTCGCCATCGTTGCCAGAGTTTAGAAACTCAATCTCAACCTCTTTGGGAATAGTGAGCGCGGTCTTCGACTGAAAACTTCTGACGGCATCGTAGAGCTGATCGACCTGCGCTTGCGGAGTTCCCATCGGGTATTTCGCAACTGGTATAGGACCGATTGATTTCTCTAAAAACATTCCGTAATAGCGGATAACTTGCGTCTTAGTAAACCATGCATAATAAGCAGCGCGGAGGTCCGATGTCCCGTAAGGGTTTTGAAATGATCGGTTGTTTACGTAATGAATTAAACATTTCGGGTCTAACTCGACCTTCGTTTTCCCGCCCTGCTGTTCAAACTTCTCTACGTTTCCGCCGTCATCGACATGTAGAAGCCACGTCGAAGGGTGCCTGGTTTTTATATACTTAAGAGTCAGCGTGCCGTCAGATCGGTGTTTGAAAATCTTTTCGCTAACAGAAAATCCGAATTCATATGAGGACAAAATCTCATACAGCATTTCGTCAAAGGAATATTCTGGATCTTCGTATAAAGCTTTTTGAATATCTTCTTTTACTGATTCGCCCTTATCCTCTGAGATAATATCAAAGCCAGATCCTATGACTAAATCTTTTTTCAGCTGTAGGCATACCGAGACTTGATCATCTTTAAGCATCTCGCGGTAGACCTTATAGCCGTAATCTTTCCTAAATAAATCGTCCGGGTTGTATGGTTGACGATAAGAGTCGTCATAGTAAGCAGATTGATAAAAGGTTTTCTCGGCGACGTTTGCGTATAGCTGCTCTATAGGACTGTGAGAAATTTCTGCACGCGGCACGGGGGGCTTAGCTGTTTCAGGCATCCATGCCCTCCTCTAGCGAATTTTTGAACCTATGTTATTATATACATCCAAACTTTTTTGTTTAATACACAATTGTATACCGAGAGCGGCTGCCACGATCAAGTCGTCATGCTTTCCACTTACTGCCTCGATCTTTCCCTGATTGTTGACAAGCGTCAAGCATTCCTGAAATAGAGTGTTGTCAACTATTTTAAGGTCCTGACTTTCAACCGCCTCGACGAAAGTATAAAACAAATCTGGTCTAGTTAGCCGTGTCGTCGGATAGCCAAGCTTCATATCCTCATGAGCGTACAGGTTGTTGTACCTGATATGTTCAGATAACTCCTGAAGTACAGCATGCCCGTGATTGTTTCTCTCCACGCTTAACATTGGCATGTACGACCGACCGTAGAGTTTCCCCAGTGCGTTCAACTTATGCGCGAATTCAAAAGGTCTATAGTAGCCGTGAAGTGCGGCGCAGATCGTATAGGTTTTTGCATTCAGCACGATAGCAGCGGAGCTATCCCCGTCTATTCCCTCTGCAGGGTCGGCACCGATTACATAAGTGTTTTTCATTTCAAACTTCTCGTATATACGTATGCCATCTTTAATCTCGATTGGCTCTTTTATATTGGAGACTTGAGCTTTAAGCTTTTGCAAATTAAACGGAGAGTTCCCAGTGGTGAGAAAACAAGTAATATCGTCTTCGGGATACTCTTGCTGAAATAATTCTTTTAGCTCGTTTTGTTTTAATCTTCGAAACGCGATTTGCGCTGGCGTGATTTTGATTTTAAATAGCTCAAACGCTTTTTGCGTAAAGTCTTTTTCTTCTTGCGTAAGCTCACCGATTCTTTGGTTGATTTTATATTCCTCGTGAAGAAACCAGGGGAAAAATAGTTTCTCATACGCCTGATTGTGATTGATCCACTCTTCATAGAAGTGATTCGCTAGCCCGTTTGGAGTTGTCTCGATAGTGACGGGGTTTCCGATTGGGACGGCTTGAATTGTTGATCGCATCCGGCCTACGTCTGAGATAAAAGCAGCTTCTGAAATATGAAGGTCCTGGATCGTATCGCCGCGAGATTCAAGGTCACAATAAATACGAGAATTACGCTCCGGGAAGTACATTTCATATTTAGAGCCGCCGCCTCTGTCAATTGCGGGCTTAAACTCATCCGGCATAAACTTATAAGCCCCTGCGACGATGCGAAATAGTTTTTTAATTCCATCTTGTTCATGGGCCAAAATACAGGTCGTCATATTATTAGTGAATAAAGTTTTATCTAGTTGCCGCAGTAAGCACATGGTTGAGACGCCAAATTGCCTAGCCTTAAGTATTATTTTTCTTGGATTATTGTTTGCCAATATTGATTTTTGAATACTATTCGGAATAAAAAGCTCTTTGTCCCCTTGTTTATTCACGATATAATAAAAGTGTTTCAGACGCCAGCTTGGGTCTTCAGTCTTCTTTAATGCCTGCTCTTCCGGTGATAAGTTTTTTATCTCTAAACTCCTTCGCTTCTCGCTCGCGCCTTTCGACTGCCTCGACTATCGTGTTATTAAAATTATTAGAGGTGACCTCCATTTTATCTGCAACCTTTCCGACCATTCTATTCAGGATAAACTCCATCCTGGATGGATCGCCGTTCTTCATAGCGTTAATCATTATACGAATTAAAATATGATCACCCGATGGGAGACTGAAATCCTTAGATAGGGCGAGAAGCTCCTGAAAGGATAACTTGAAATATTTATTTATAGAATTCTCTATATCAACACGGTTTAGATTGCGCGTGAGCCCTTGCCCAGACGGTCTTCCTGGCCCTCCGGAGTTCCCTTTAGCGAATCTATTCCCTCCCTTGCCAGTAGGGTTATTATTCGGCATGACTTTTGTCTTGGTTTTGTCTAGTTTCAGTTAATGTCATGAAATTCAACATTAATTTTATCTTCTGTACCTTCGTCGTGGTCGTCTTCTTCCGGGTCTATAGCGATCCAAGCGATGGCGTCGGCCGAGAGGATCTTGCTACAGTTATCCTCGTCCACGACGTAAGCCTCGTCAGCTATTTTTTCCACGCAGTATATTTCGTCGCTAATTGTATTTGCCGCGACAAAGGGAGAAAATCCGTTTTCTGCCCAAAGTGCGCGTAGTGAATAAAGCTTTATCCCCATAGGGACAATCGTTTCATAGTTTATCGGATTGTCAACTATCCCTACGAATAGGAATTTAGTCGTCTACGACTGCCGAGTAATAGCTGTTAAAATAGCCATTACCGGTAGTACGTGCATATGATATTCGAATAAGGTGAAACGGTCCGTCGATCGTCCAGAAGAAGGACCCTTGGGTTGCTGCCGCTGTAAAAACCGGCGCTAGGGTGTTAGCTCCACTCGTAATAGCTGTGTAAGTTATGCCGCCGTCTAAAGATCCCTGAAGAGTAAACGCCCCCGCTGCGGCTGTGTTGCCAGCGCCGACTCTCCAGATGGTTTGAATAGCTGTATTTTTAAATGAGGCTATATTCAGGCTTGCTGTTATTGCCGTCGACGTGTCCATGCTTATATCAGTTGCAAATTGTAATGGACCAGTCGTGAGGTTTTTATTATTCATGAAATACATTGTGACGAAATAATTTTAATTTGCAATACGTGCAGGACCTTTTAGATTTCTTTTAGTCAACATGCGTTAGTGCGTAGGCATTTAGCATTCCCGATCCAGCAGTACGCCGTTCGCTTTTAGCGCTGAGGCAATCTCGACAATAATTGCGCTCGACCGTTTCTTTTCCTTAGTCAGGATCATCCAGGTATGGGTCGGGCTCATGTATACGTCGTAGGCGACGCCGAGGATCGTGTCGTAGTCGGTCTTGCCGTAACCACGGGCGCCGAGCAGGAGGCGAGGCAACGTGTTGGTCAGCAGGAAGTCTACCATCTGTTTTTCTGCCTTTAGCCATGTCGCATTATAATCGCATTTTAAGGTTTAGGGCGAGTCTTCAGGACCATGCCGTAGTTATTCGTAGCGTCTTTTAAGTCGTTCCCGTTCCGGAGTTTAAGCTTATTTCGTTTAAACGGGCGATAGTCGACATGATGGTGGATGCGCCCGTAGTGCCAGGTCAAGCCGATTACGTCGGGGTGGACGTTTACCTGCATTTCAGATTTCTTTAAAGTTCCGGTGTCGGCATACTTCTGCCCTTCCTGCACCGTGCCCTCAGCGTGGTAGAACTCCTTGGTGTTTCCACCTTTGACCGTTTGGGTTGCGCGTTTCTTTTGCAGGAAGGCATTGAACTGAACCGTGCATAGGCCGGCTTTGAGTATGTCCAGTGAAAGGATCGTGTCCTCGTTGTACCGACCGCGCCAGCGGAAGGGGAGTTCATTCATGATTAGGTTACAGCTATAGATGCGGGTGTTCGTTATGAACGGCGGCGACTTCTGCTTGGCTGGCGCAAACATTTCATAATTGGGTCCAGCCATGGCCACATTGGAGTAGCGCAGCACGAAGTCTTCCATGCACCGGAATATCGTGCCGTCATTGACTTTGATTTTGCGGTTCTGGTTCAGCCTTCTGAAGTCGTTAATATTGTCATCCATGACCCAGTGGAAGGGGAAGCCGTTCGCTATGGAATGGTCCCAAGCGAAGTTACGGGCTGGTCCTGGGCCGGTGGATCTGGTCATGCCTAAGTTGTCGCACAGTTCGTATTTTCCCTTGTAAGTCAGATCTAGCTGGATGATTTCAGCCTGTAGGTTGAGTCGTTTAACTGCGTCCCTGTAGGCCTGGACCTCCTGGGGTTCCACAACGATATGGTGCGGGACGTTTATGGAGGACAAGAACCGGCTCGTGATCATGGACTCTGTGCGGCCCTTTGACGGTATGTACAGCGGGAACTGTGGGCTATTCAACTTCATAACGGTTCGCCTCCAAGTCATCGTGTTCCCTGAACGGGTGCCAGATGGACTTGGTACCGCCGGTATTGTTCTGACCGATCAGGGTGAAGAATTGCGCCACATCTTGTGGTGTCCTGAAATGGACCACTACATGGCGGTAGCTGGTTGCATCTGGCTGGTCAAACTCAGGCATGCCTTTCCAGTGCTTGTCCGGGTCGTTATCGTCTGAGGTGCCGAGCTGAAAAAACGGGATTCCGAGCAGGTCTAGATCGAAGTCTTCACCAAGCTTAATCACGTCCTCGTCGACCATCTGAAGGTCAAGGTCCGCGAGTTCTGCGATCTTGTTGTCAGCTATTAAATGGGCGTACTCGTCCGCCTCTGAAGCGAACTCTTGCTTGTCTACCGGCACCTGTTCCCAGCCGTTTAGTCTCGCGGCTTCAATGCGGCCGTGTCCCGCGATCACGAACCCGGAACGCTTCGAGACCGTGACGGGGTGACGCCAGCCTTGATGCTTCATGATCTTCGCCAGGAGCTTTATCTGTTTCTCGGTGTGCTTGTTGGGGTTGCGCGGGTGCGAGACTAGGGTGTCGATGTCTAAAATGTCTGAGTGGGCGCAGTTTATTTTCATGACCTAGTTTATGTTTGGTCCAGGAGGCGTGTCAATACTACTTAAGCCACCAGGGGTCCCCTGGAATACGTAGTCGCTCAAACGGGTCCTTCGTGGCTTTTTTAGGCTTGCACACATGTTTTTCGCGTGTTCTCGGGTCCAGCGCCAGCCACTTCAGGGCCGGGACCGTCACCGGATCCGGCGCAGGTCCGCCAACTCCTCGCGAAGCTGTCTGCTTAATTTAAGCAGATTGTCGAATGCTGCATCCAGCTTTTCGATTGTGATCTCGCAATCTTTAAGCTCTGCCCTAAGCCCGTCGCGCTCTCTCATTGTACTTCCTTATGTAGATAACATTTCACGCCGTCTTGACTAGAGTAGTCCGCCACAAGCTCAGGCTCGCACCAACAGTCCGCAGACTCGATATGCTGAGGTCCATCGGTCGGCATCGTGTGGACATTCCCGTCAGGCTGGCTCATACGTCATTTCGAAAATGTCCGGCTTGCAGGGGTAAAGTTCGCCCTTAACTCCTTGAATGATCCAGTCACCCGGCTGTGCTCGGTGAACGCCCTCAAGTGTTGGAATAAGCGCACATCCTGTCGCGACTTCAATCTCAATGCCCTTTACCTCTCGCCACCAACCGGGGACCTCATCAACATATAAACGAAAGGCCTCAATGACTACTGGCTTTTTTCTGAACTTCATCTGTTTTACTCCTCACTGTCGCCGGAACCGAAACGTGATCTTCTCGGTTTAATCGGCGTCACTTTCAACGTCGGACTTGATGAAATCCCATAGTGCTTCATAATTTTAACTTTAAACGCTGCGAGAATATCGTTTACGGCAATGCCGTTCATGTAGCGAATACCGTCAACGAAAGTTTCATTCACCTTGAACCTTGTGCCACTGTGAAATTGCTCCATCGCTTCGCCGTGAAAAATCTCGATTGGTGCGGCGTCGTAATCATCCCAGTCATGCTTCATATTCAAAATTACCCCAGTGCTTGTTCATAAAGCCGCAGCTTTGCGGAAGCTATTTGCTAGGTCACTAATCTGAGTTGTTTTCGGCGGAACCGCAACCGCAACTGTAACCGCCACCGTCACCGAAACCGTCACCGAAACCGTCACCGGAACCGCCACCGGAACCGGAACCGGAACCGTCACCGGAACCGCCACCGGAACCGGAACCGGAACCGTCACCGGAACCGGCACCGGAACCGGAACCGAAACCGTCACCGGAACCGCCACCGTCACCGTCACCGAAACCGTAACCGGAACCGTCGTGAATTAAACCGTCCATATAGGCACGGCCTGAATTGCGGCGATGGCTTCCGGGCGGCAGGTCATAATCTCGAAACCTTGCGGGCTTACGATTTCAGTTTCTAACACCGGCCCGCCG